ACGGTCACGATTGAAAACGGAGCAACGTGGACATTACTTGGAGACGACGATCTGTCCTATGCTCACTTCGTTGATATTGAGTCACAACATATTACTTCAACTGGTAGATTTCACTTTGAAGAAACTTCAGAGCGTGTCTACTTCTATACAACTAGTGGAAGTATAACTCACGACTATAATAATGGTAACTCTATCTGGATAAACAAGAACGGTGGAGGTAACTGGACATTATCTTTAAACAATGTTCCTACTGATGGAGCTCACGGATATGGTATTACGTGTGCTATATATGAAGTAGGTGGGTCTGGTATTCCATCATCCATTAATATTAATGGACAGAGTACTAACATCCAGTGGATAGGTGGATCAGCTCCATCACACGATGAGAAATGGTGCGTAGTATCATTTGCTATGGTACATACACCAAATACTGCTCAACACGCATTCACTGTCTTTGGCTCAGGATCGAATTACGCATAATGGGAACACAAATTGGTTATTCAGGTATACTTAACGGTCTTTCACACTCGCTAGGATCAAGAGGTGGTGGTGCTGGAGGAATCGAAGCAGTTACTGCTGATAATAACGGTTCAGTATTTACAACATCACAATTTGGAAAACAACTTCGATGTCATCGCTTCCAAGGAAGTGGGGACAATAGCCTGTATATTAACTCAGGTACTGGTAACTATATTTGGGTTTGGGCTTGGGGTGCAGCTGGTGGTAATGGCGGTCAAGGTGGTGCACACGGTGGATCAGGTGGTGCTGCCTATGCACGACTCATCTTAGAACAAGGATGGGTTCAGTCCAGACGCTTCCGAGCATATGTCGGAGGTGGTGGCTCTAACGGAGGAGGTTGCTTCGGATGTTGGGGTGGTGGAGGTAATGGTAATAATGGATCTGGTTATGGATCAGGTGGACGTGGTACTCACGCTTCTTGTAGAGGATGCTCTGCTGGAGGTGGAGGTGGTGGAGCAGCAAGTATGTTCTTCTCACCTTGGGGTGTTAACTTGTCTCAGGGCAATATCCTGTTGGTAGCAGCAGGTGGTGGCGGGGGCGGTGGTCGTGAAGGCTGTAGTGGTGCTGGTCGAGGAGGAGCAGGACACCAGAGAGGAGAGAACGGACAGTGTGGTTCACAGGGTGGAGCACACGGTGGTAATGGAGATACTAATGGTGATGAATGTGGAAGACCAGGTAATGATGCCTCTGGAGGAGGCGGTGGTGGAGGCGGTTGGAACGCTGGAAATTGTGGAGGAAACCCAGGCTGTGACTGTAATGGAGCAGCAGGTGGAGGTGGAGGAAACAATTGGTCAAGTTCTAACTATGCTGATGACACAGGGACTTGGAGTGGATCTTATGGCAACGGTGGAAACTGGGGTCATTGGGCTCGTAACGGGGCTGGACAATATAATGGTGGAACTGGTAACATAACAGTATGCTATGAGGCTTAATGGAACCAACTAGTAACCCAACTCAAACCGATATTCATACTGCCAAACCTGCTGACAATGAGGTACAGGCATTAGAATATAATGAAGCAACAATAGTATTTGATGTTGCTCTTAATACTGTGGAAGCATCTGGATTTCAAACACTAAAATCTTACGATCCTAATGTTAAGATGAGTGTTAGAAAGAATGGTGTGTACGCATTAGAATTTAATAACCTAGAGATGTACGTGTGTATCAGCAAAGGAACAGATACACCACTGTATGAGATGAAGTACGATAGTATCATCTGTACAGACTGTCCTTGGTTTGAAAATATAAGTTTCCCTAGACTTGAACCCGATACTGATTACATAGTACAGGCTTGGGTTAAAGAAGATGGTATCACTTTGAAATATAAGGAGACCTTCAAGGTAGAGAAATGGGAGGATGAGTCCACTGGAAGGGATTATCCTGCCAATAAAGTACATTATCATCCAGGTTATTACCCTGATGATGATCAATGGAATAGGGATCAACCATATCTGGAAACAGATGAGGTTAGACCAACTCCATAAACATATAAATAGATTTGAGGAAAACTAAACAGGTAAAATGAGTACACTTAAAGTTGCATCTATTAGAGACCTGTCAGGCATCGGTGGATTTACCCTAGCGTCTGGTAATATTACTGCGAACGGAACATTAACGTGCAGTAATTTGACCGTGAACGGAACTATGTCAGGTTCGTCTGGTCAGATAGTACCTAGTATCTCAGGACAGTCTGGAAAGTTTCTAACTAACAATGGTTCTTCGATGTCTTGGGCATCTGTAAGTTCCGAAAACATTTACAATATGAACGTCTGGACTGGGGGTGGAACCTGGAACAGACCATCAGGTGTGAAGTATATTCACGTCCGCTGCAATGGTGGTGGAGGAGGTGGTGCTGGACACGGAGAGTCTGGTGGTGCTGGTGGATATTCTGAGCGTGTAATGAGCGTCGAAAACATTTCTTCAGTTGGTATTTCAGTTGGTGGAGGCGGTGGAGGTACTTGGTACTTTAACCGTGGTGGAGACGGAGGATCCTCATCCTTTGGACCATATCTATCTGCTGGTGGTGGACACGGTGCTGCACGTAACAACTCCCACTCAGGTGGACTAGGACGTAATGGTTCTGGTGGAGACATTAACATCTGGGGTGGAGGTGGACAGTCCCACGCTGCTCACGGTGGTGGAACTGGAGGACCATCTCACTTTGGAGGATCAGTTGCTGCTGGTTGGCCAAATGGTGGTAACTTCTCACATAATCACCAAGATCACTCTGCTTATGGTAGTGGTGGATCTGGTGGACACTTTGGTTCTTTCCGTGGTTCAAACGGTAAGTACGGTGTCATTACTGTTATTAACTACAAGTAGGGAGATCCAATGAAGAAAGCATTAATGGACTTTAATGGCTACGTAGCAGACGTAGTGGATCCTGGTGAAGAGTACACATTGTTCTTAGGACGTGGTTGCTCTCAAATGTGGGTGAATGCCCCTGATGATATTACTAACTCTTGGACACTAGAATGGTCACCAAGTGCTGCTGATATGATCTGGGTCAAGAGAACTGAAACATATGCTGATCCTGCTACGACAAGACGTGTAGCATACGGTGAAGTTGGTCAGCAATTAGATATGCTGTACAAAGACTTAGCTGCGGGTAAAGCTTTGAACGCTTCTGACGCTAGTTGGTTCCAGCACGTTAAGACAGTCAAAGAGAATACTCAAAGACCGTCTGATGTAGAAGAACCAATGGATCCAGCGATGACAGAAGATGAAATCGCAGAGTATATGTCTGACGTTGTTGAGCCATCAACCACAAGACCTGCTAAGATAAGTGCACAAGACAGTCCCTGTTGGGAACGTTATTCAAACTGGGGTGGAGCATACGTAGAACCACCTACTTAACTCATTATGAAATTTAATAACATCTGTATTGTCGGAGGTGGCAGTGCAGGGTGGATGACAGCATCAGTGTTACTTAAACATTTTGGTGACAGTCCCCTTTCCAAGGCTTCTAAGAATATTACGTTGATAGAGTCTCCTCTAGTTGGAACTATAGGGGTAGGGGAATCTACAACACAGCATTTTAATACATTTGTAAGGTATCTTGAACTCGAAGATAAAGAGTGGATGCCAGCGTGTGACGCAACATATAAGAACAGCATTAGATTTGAAAATTGGGGTACTGACCAACCGTGGCAGTACCCTTTTGGTAGCTATGACACAGGTCTACCACCATTAGATTACTATGTTTGGAAGCATTATCGTCAGCCTTCAAATAATACATTCCAAAATGTATACTCTAATGCAGCAGCAGTATCTGAACAGGGAAAATTATATACACCACACATAGACAAGTTAGTTGGTTATCATATCGATGCTACTAAGTTTGCTACGTACTTAAAGGATAAGTTCTGCTTACCACGTGGTTTAAATTATATTAGAGAGACAGTAGATAGGATAGACACTAATGGTGACAATATAGAGAAACTAACTCTTGATGATGGTAGAGAGATAACTGCTGATCTATTCATAGATTGCACAGGATTCAGAGCAATATTGATGAATCGCCTGGGTGTACCCTGGGAAGATTGGAGGGACGTGTTACTCAATGACAGTACGTGGTGCACTAAACGGGAGTATGTTGATAAGGCACGGGAACTTACAAGTTATACCAGTGTTACAGCACTATCAAGTGGATGGGTCTGGAAGGTACCAACTTGGAATAGGATTGGTACAGGATATAATTTCAGTAGTAAGTTCCAAGACAAGAGATTTGCACTCAAAGAATTTAAAGATCATCTAGGTTGTCCTGATGCACCTGATAGTGATTTCAGATATATACGTTGGCCAACAGGTATGAGAGAAAAGATATGGGTAGGCAATACTCTAGCTATTGGGTTGTCTGCTGGTTTCATTGAACCATTAGAATCAGGTGGTTTGTTCTCAGTACACGAGTTTCTATTTAATTTCATACAATTTGCTGATCCAAAGGTGGATACATTGTCAGGACTACAACGTGACTGGTTCAATGCAGCGTGTCACGTTAAGTTTATGACATTCAGAGATTTTGTTGTCCATCATTTCACCGCAGCATTCAAGGATGACACACCATATTGGGATGCAGCAACTTCTGTTTACTTCCATACACTAAATCAAATTGATTGTAGGGACATACCAACAACATTAAATGATTTGTTTATTGGTATGCAGTTTGTATTGGCAGGACTAGGATATACTATCATTGGTAGGAAGGAGATAATGGATATGGAAGCACACTATGATAAACTATATGACGATGAGATGCTCAAGAATGTGGACAATGAGGTTAGTATGAGACTTGAACAGGGAATTCAGATTGCCAATAATATGCCTGTCCCACTTGACTTCTACAACCAGACCCTATATAATACTGACGGTATCAATTAGATTATGCAAGTCAATAACATTGTAATTGTGGGTGGTGGATCATCTGGTTGGATGACCTGTGCTGCCTTGTTGAAACTATGTCCTTGGGTTAATGTTGTGCTTGTTGAGAGTGCAAAACATAAACCAATTGGTGTAGGTGAGTCAACACTGGGACACTTTAATAAGTTTACTGATGCTCTAGGTCTACAAGATACAGACTGGATGGAGTATTGTAATGCCACATACAAGAATAGTATTCAGTTCACAGATTTTAGAGAGAAAGGATCAACCTTCCAGTATCCATTTGGTAAATATAAGTTAGACAACACTGCTAATGGTATTGAAGATTGGTTTGACTTACAGAAGAGACATCCAGAAGAATATAATCCAGACAATAAGTCATTCAGTCAGTTCTATAATCCTGAGAACGATACACTTGTAGCAAATAATAAGCAGTGGGGTAGTGCTGAGACACCAGAAGGATATATGGATTGGGATAACTATAATATGGAAACTGATGTAGCATATCATTTGGATGCTGAGAAGTTTGGGGAGTTCCTAAGAGATAATATATGTTATCCGTGGGCAGAGAAGGATAGATTCACACACGTAATAGGTGAAGTACGTGGTATGGTCAAGGATGTGAAGAAAGGTGGATCACCTGCTGCATCTAATAGAGAGATTAAACACTTAGCAGTTAGATTAGCAGCAGATAATAAGACTGTAGGAGTACAGGGTGATCTATTCATTGACTGTACTGGATTTAAAGGTGCACTCATTGAGGGATTGATGAATGTAAACTTTAATGATTTTAAAGATATACTTGCAAATGATAGAGCACACTTCGCACGTATTCCTTACCTTGACATAGATCAACGTAAAGAAGCAATGCACAATGTGACTGACTGTACTGGTGCTGATAATGGTTGGATGTGGACTATTCCACTATGGAATCGTATTGGTGTTGGTTATGCTTGGTCATCACGATTTGCAATGCAACACGAGACAGAGCAAGAGTTTCAGATCTGGATTGAACAGAAGTTTGGTATTGCACCTGATGAGTATGAGATTGAAACTATTGAGATGAAGCACGGTTATAGAGATAAAGCGTGGGAACTTAATTGTCTTGCTATTGGTCTATCATATGGATTTGTTGAACCATTAGAATCAACAGGACTATTAACAACACACGAGAGTATCCTTAGACTGGTTGACATACTCAATAGAAGAAGAGGATACATCACAAATATAGAGAGACAGTGGTATAATTATTGTGCTAGACGTGAGATTATTGGATTTGGTAAGTTTGTTGCTATGCACTATGCACTGTCAATGAGGACTGATAATCCATATTGGAAGTGGGCATCACAACGTAATGAATATATGATACAAGAGTTTGATGGTAACATCAAGGTTAATGATAACTTTGAGAGGATGGGATCTATATTAGATCACGCTGAACCATTGAATGCTAATATGCACGGTATGAATTATATTGCAGCAGGTCAAGGACTACAGTTAGGTACAAGATACTTAATGGGTGGTGATGAGAACGAGCACGCAATAGGAGTCAGTAAGGTGACAAGAGAAGAATATATTGCTAATGTGAAGAAATTTGTTGAGTCGGATGATTGTCCTACTCATTATGATTACCTACTTGAACACATCTATGGAGAAGATAATGTGGAATATCTTCCGTAAGAAGAAACCGTGGATCAGATTCTTCTCACTTGAACCTGGTCTAGCAGAGAACTATCCACTGCTTCCTGCTTCAACCATTAAAAGACAATGGAAGGATAAGGATGCGAAGGGTAGAAGGTGTCCATTTATGGGTACACAAAACGTTGCTAATTGTCCAGGTCTAAAACAAATCACACGTATGGGTTGGGTGGTAACCTCACCTATGGATTTCAGGATATGGACAGAGAATGACGGTATCTCTTATAGATATGAACAGGTAACCAACTTTACCAGACACTCCAATTTTATTGGAGATCATCCACCAGATCAGACAGTCCCACTGCTTGAGGATGCAGAGTCAGGAGTATTTCCACAAGATACTCTTGCTCACGTTATAAAACTTGAAACACCTTGGAGGGTTCGTGCTAGTGATGACATTGTGTTTTTACAACTCCCAGTGTATTACAACAACGAAACTAGATTCGAGGCAGTTGCTGGTATGTATGACCCACGGTTTGCAATGCAAGTCAACGTCCAATTGTACTGGAAAGTGCTTGACTCTGGACCAGATGGTACACTTATTAAAGCAGGAACACCACTAGCACAATTTATACCTGTGTTACGTGAACACATTGAGAAAGATTGGTATGATTTTACTCAAGAACCTGCTGAACCAAAAGACTGGGACTTAGAACAATCTTTCAATTACTCACTCGCAGCAGAGTATTCAACTGAAGACACTGTAACTAGAAAGATTGCAAGAGCAATGCGAGCGATCAACTATCACTCAGACGGAACCAAACGATGAACATCGATGAACTAATACAAAACTTCCACTTACAGAAGGAAGAACAGAGTAAACTGATTGAGGAGTTGGATGAAGAGTTCAGTAATAAGAAACTGAACCCTTATGGTGTCACTACCATTGACTTCCAAAAGAGATCTGATGCTTACAGTCAGAGATCCAGGTTAGAAGGTGCTATTGATGCACTGTTTATGGTAAAACGTGATATAATGGGAGATGATAGCGAGGTTGGTATGCCATCATTCGAACTCAACGCTGAACCAGAGGAAGGGATTGAAATGATTGGAGAGTCAACTGCTATTGATGATGACAACATACCAGGAGATCCCAGTTACTAATGCCAGTCTACAGAGATTATGAGATACGTATTAACTTGAATGAGTTGGTTGAACAACGTATCCCAGTGTGCAACTCTTTACATCCAGACCATTGTCTGACTGAAGAACAAGTTGACCAGATTGCACACGATATCAGATCTAACATAGATCTATCACCTATCTACCAACAGGTAGATGAAACCATTGAAAAATTTGTCAACCTTAAACACATTGAGATCTAATGTCACTTAAAGAAGCAACGTGGGAACATCACAAGAGAGCAGAGGAGCAACCCTTTGTTGGTATGATGTTCGGTGGGACACTACATCCCAAGTCTTATGCAATCTTCTTGTATAATCAAATACAACAATATGATGTACTAGAGAATGCAGCATCTAAAGCAGATGTGCTATCAGGATTAGATGATATCAACAGGTATCCAGGTTTAGTTAAGGACTTTCAAGAGTTATGGGCAGAGCACGGTGTAGAAGTACCACCAACATTAGAGACTACAAAGGAATTCACTAAGTACATTGCTGAGATTGAGAAGGATGTTAGTGAGAAGAGTAGGCAGGATAGATTAATGGCACACATCTATACACGTCATATGGGTGACCTTATGGGTGGACAGATGCTTGCTAAGAAAGTACCTGGTTCGTCACATATGTACGTATTTGAGAACCCAGACAAACTAAAAGGTGCTATTCGTGCTAAACTCAATGATGATATGGCAGATGAAGTAAGAGTTGCTTACGGATTTGCTACTAGAACATTTAAGGAGATGCTACCCTATGCTAAGACAATTCAAGAAGATCAACAGTAAAGGACACGAGGATACCTGGGAGTGGGAAGAAACTCCCGAAGTCCTCAAAGCGATAGAACAGTTACACAAATCCTCAGCAGATGTCGAGTCCAAAAAAACAAAATGATGATAACTTTTGGTCCTCATTCATAAACTATGAAACTCATCCACCCACTCTCAAACGACTGTCCAAAAAGGTCAGGGAAGAGACTGCTAAACGTATTAAGCAGTTGAAGGAGAAAGTTGATGAGTTTAATAATAACACCAGAAAACCCTAAACCAGTTGAGTACATACCAAACTATGTTTGGAGACTCAACTATGATTTTGAGTATCAACACGGTGGTGCATTACAGTTTGATGTTGGATCATTATTAGACACAGTTAACAAGAACTCAGAACTAGAGAGCAACAACGCATTTAGTACAGCGTCAGCATCCCTAGAATCATATGCACCTCATAACTGGGAGTGCTTACAGAAGTTCTTATATGTCATACATCAACAGTTAGTTCCAATTTGGAAGCACTGGGGATATTATGATATGAGGATACAACCACGTGAGTCTTGGATAAATATCCACAAGCGTGGTGGAATAACAACAGAACATTTACACAGTCCCTGTCCTATGGTATTGTCTTGTTATCTCAAGGCATCCCAAGGGTCAGGGAACTTTCTTGTTAGGGATCCACTAGAGTATCATCGCTTTGGTTCTCCACAGGTACCAGAGCAGAATCTGTGGAAAGAGATACCAGTTCAAACTAACGATATCCTGGTATTTCCTGGTTGGTTGAAACACGCAACACAACCAAATAATACAGATGAAGATCGTGTAGTACTATCAATGAACTATGAAGGTCATTAGAGATCTATTACCAGAATTATATGTGGACAAGATTCACAATATGATGTCGGGAATAAAATTCAACTGGCATTTTCTGAATGATGTCACATATGCTCACGAGGGACCACATCATCGTGGATCACCAGGATTTGCTCATCTATTCTTTGATGAGGAAGAGGGAATAGAATCTGAGTGTTTGGATTTTGTATATCCTGCTCTCTTACAATTTGCACCGAAGGATCATAAACTAATAAGGATTAAGGGAGGGTTGCTTTTACAGACCAGTTCAGGTTATAATAGACCACACGTGGATTTTAATATTCCACACACTACAGCACTATATTATGTCAACGATTCTGATGGTGATACCGTCTTCTTTGACAGAAATGGGAGCATCACCGATCGTGTTAGACCAGAGAAGAATAAACTCATTATTTTTGATGGTTTAAAAATGCACGCATCGTCCTGTCCTACCCTCGCTACAAATAGAATCGTCATTAATTTCAACTATGTCTGTCCTGATTAATTACTACCAATATGAAGGAGCAGAAGATGTGGTTGACATCCTCAAATCTCCTCTATCGATAGATGGTGTTGGTATTGAACCAGAAAGAACTCTGGATACAATGCCTAAGACAACACCATATTTGGATTGTCCTGCATTTACTCATAAGACATCACGAGAGTGGATAGTATATGCACCAAAAGATATGACACTAGAGATTGACAATGAGAATAATATGAT